CAGCGGCCTGATCAAGCTCTTTGAAACCCATGAGGAAGAGAGCGCCGCCGGCGAGCGGGAGCTTGCCCTGGCCGCGGCGGCGGAGCGGATCGGACAGAGCATTGCGCCGGGATTTGCGCCGGTGCTGGGGGACGTGCTGGTCCACGGACACACGCACTATGACCTGCCGGGCGGGCGCGGCAGCATGAAGAGCAGCTTCGTGTCGCTGACGGTGGTGTATCTCCTGCTTCTGCGGAAGGAGGCCCACGCCCTGGTTCTGCGCAAGGTGGCCAACACCATGCGGGACTCGGTCTATGCCCAGTATCTCTGGGCGCTGGAACAGCTGGGCGTGCAGCAGTTTTTCGACTGCCGGCTCAGTCCGATGGAGCTGGTATTCCGGCCCACGGGACAGAAGATCCTCTTCCGCGGCGCAGACGACCCGATGAAGATCAAGTCCATCAAGGTCCCCTTCGGCAGCATCGCGGTGACGCACTTTGAGGAGAAGGATCAGTTCGCCGGACGGGTGGAAATCCGCACGATCCTCCAGTCGACCATGCGCGGCGGAGAGCGGTTCTGGAACTTTGAGAGCTACAACCCGCCCCTCAGCCGCGACAACTGGGCCAACCTCGATTCCAACCTGGAGCGGCCGGACCGGCTCTGCCACCGGAGCACCTATCTGGAGGCGCCGAGAGAATGGCTGGGCGAGCAGTTCATCACCGAGGCGGAGAGCCTCCGGGACAGCGACGAGAGGGCGTATCAGCACGAGTATCTCGGCCTTGCGGTGGGGACCGGCGGAAACGTCTTTGAGCATCTGGAGCTGCGGGAGATCAGCGACGAGGAAATCCGGCAGTTCGACCGGATCTATATGGGCGTGGACTGGGGCTTCGCGCCGGATCCCTTCGCCTTTATCCGGCTGCATTATGACGCGGCGCGGGAGACGGTCTTCCTGATCGACGAGCTCTGTGTCCGGCGCCAGACCAACACCGAGACCGCCGGGGAGCTGCTGCGGCGGGGATACCAGGACGGCGTCGTCACCTGTGACAGCGCGGAACCCAAGAGCGTGGCGGACTACCGCAGTTTCGGCCTGAACGCGCGGGCGGCGGTCAAGGGGCCGGGCAGCGTGGAATACGGGATGAAGTGGCTGCAGGGCAGGAAGATCGTCATCGACCGACGCCGCACCCCGGAGGCGTACCGCGAGTTCTGCGGCTACGAATTCGAACGCGACCGGGACGGAAATTTCATCTCCGGCTATCCCGACCGCGACAACCACACGATCGACGCGGTACGCTACGCGCTGGAGCGGGTGTACGGGAAGTACCGGTCAAGAGCTTAAGCAATGATAAATGTTAAATGATAAATGTGAAATGAAATGAGAGAAGAGATTTATCGGAAACTGAATGAACTGGGGTTCTCGAACGGAGGGGACGGCACGACCGAGGAACGGCTGAACCTCTGGCGCAGCTGGTATGAGGGCAACGTCAGCCACTTTCACAGTTACCGGGTATACAACGGACAGAAGCGGGTTCTCTGCCGCCGGGCGAGCCTCGGCATGGCGAAGAAGATCTGCGAGGACTGGGCCAATCTGCTGATGAACGAACGGGTGCGCATCCGCCTGGAGGGAGAGCGGGAGCAGCGCTTCATCGACGGCGTTCTGCGGGACAACCGCTTCTTCCTGATGGCCAACCGCCTGCAGGAGCAGAAAGCGGCTCTGGGAACGGCGGCCTATGTGCCCCGCGTGACGGACGGGCGGATCCGGATTGACTTTCCCTCGGCGGAGGGGATCCTGCCGCTGAGCTGGGAGAACGGGCGCGTGACGGACTGCGCCTTCGCAAGCGGGCGGAGGCAGGGCGACCGGGAACTGCTGTATCTTCAGGTGCACCACCGGGCGGGAGGAAGGTATCGCATCGAGAATCTTCTCTTTGAAACGGATGGGGAGCGGCTGGAGCGGGTGAACCTTACGGAGGCGCCGGGTTTCAGCGGAATCCCGGAGACCGTGGACAGCGGCAGGGCGGAACGGGGGTTTGTCCTGGACCGGATGAACATCGTGAACAACCTGGATCCCGCGTCCCCGATGGGCCTGTCGGTGTTCGCCAACGCGCTGGACCAGCTGCGCGGGGCGGACGTGGCCTATGACAGCTATGTCAACGAGTTCATCCTCGGAAAGAAGCGGATCATGGTCAAGCCGGAGGCGACGAAGGACTTCGACGGGGCGCCGCTCTTCGACGCCGACGAGCTGGCCTTCTACATTCTGCCGGAGGATTCCGGGAACGAGAGCATCATCAAGGAGATCGACATGACGCTCCGTACGGCGGAGCACCATGAGGGCATCCAGGATATGCTGAACCTCCTGGGACTCAAGTGCGGCCTCGGGGAACAGCACTACCGCTTTGAAAAGGGAAGCGTCCTTACGGCGACGCAGGTGATCAGCGAGAACAGCGTCCTGTACCGGAATGTCCGGCGGCACGAGCTGGTCCTGGAAGCGGCCCTGAAAGAGCTGACCGGCATCCTGCTGAGATTGGGGAACGACCACTTTTCTCTCGGCCTGCGGGAGGACGCGGAGGTCACGGTCGACTTCGACGACAGCATCATTGAGGACAAGAGCCGCGACTTTGAGCGCGACTGCAGAATGCTGGAGCTGGGGGTGATCGGGAAGGAGGAGTTTCGGGAACGGTGGAAACGTAAATGATAAATGATAAATGATAAATGTTAAATGTTAAATGTTAAATGAGACCACGAAGCAGAAGGGAGGAAAACGATGAATACAGAGACGGATGAGATCGTGAGAACGGAAGAAGCCGGCGGAGCGGAGAGCGGGACCACGGAAATCGAAGCCGCGGGCGGGACGGAGCAGAACGGAAACAGTCCGGAAGACAGCGCCGCTTCCGCCGTCGACGGAAACGCGGCCGCGGAGCTCCGGGCGGCGCTCAGCCGGGCGGAGGAGCGGGTGACCCAGCTGGAGAGAGAAAGAGCCCTGCTCTCGCAGGGCGTACCGGAGGAGGATCTGGACTACTACATGTTCAAGATCGGAAAACTCGTGACCGGGGAGAAGGACTTCAACACGGCGGCGAAGGAGTTCCTGAAGCAGCACGGAACGGCGCACCGGGCACCCGCGCCGCGCAGCACCGGCGCGAGCCTGGCCGGCCGGGCGTCAGGCCCCCGAAGCACCAACGACACGATGAACCGCATTCTGCGCGGGGTGTAACCAACCAAAAAAGAATAGCTGCGCGAAATCTTTATTTATTAGCGTCATTCCTGAAATCGTGGAAGAGCCCAGCGCAGCGGGTCTTTCACGAAAAGGACGAGCAGCGTAGTGACCGAGCCTTCGTCACGCTTGACGGAGGCGAGCGGATACGGAGCTTGTGAGGACGCAGATTGTGAGGAACACATGGCAATGATTCAGCGAAATGACCTGGCGGGCCTGATCCCCGAACCCGTCAGCCGCGAGATTTTTCAGGGCGTGGTGGAGCAGAGCGCCGTGCTGAAGGCCGGGCGCAAGCTCCCCAACATGACCAGCAAGACCCAGAGCATCAACGTTCTGGACATGCTGCCCATGGCCTACTGGGTGGAGGGCGACACCGGCTACAAGGAGACCGCCTCCATGGCCTGGGGCAAGAAGCGCCTCTACGCCGAGGAGCTGGCCGTCATCATCCCCATCCCCGAGGCGGTGCTGGACGACAGCAACTATGACATCTGGGGCGAGGTAAAGCCCCGCATCGTGGAAGCGATGGGCCGCCGCATCGACGAAGCGATCCTCTTCGGCATCGGCAAGCCCAGCACCTGGCGCAAGAGCATCGTGGACACGGCGAAGGACGCCGGGAACGCGGTCACCGAAAGCACCGGCGCGAGCGCGGACCTCTATGCCGACATCATGGGCGAGGGCGGCGTGATCGCCAAGGCGGAGGAGAGCGGCTACATGCCTACCGGCGTCATGAGCGCGGTCAGCATGCGGGCGAAGCTCCGCGGCCTCACCGACAAGAACGGCCAGCCGCTCTTTATTTCCAGCATGCAGGGGAAGACCCAGTACATGCTCGACGGCATGGAGATGAGCTTCCCGATGAACGGCGCCTGGGATCCCACGGAAGCCCTGATGATCGTCGGCGATTTCCACCAGCTGGTGTACTCCATCCGCCAGGATGTGACCTATAAGGTCCTGACCGAGGCGACCATCGTGGATCCCAGCAACAAACAGGTGGTCTACTCCCTGGCGCAGCAGGACATGGTGGCGCTGCGCGCGGTGATGCGCCTGGGCTGGGAGATCCCGAACCCCGTGAGCAGCTACCGCGAGACCCTTGGCCTCTACAGCCCCTTCGCGGTCTATCTGCCCGCGGACTGACGCCGGAGATGACCCACTTCGCCGGGCGCTTCTCCGAGATGGCGAAAGGTTGAACAGGGGACAGTTTTTATTATCCTGGAGGTTATGTTATGTATGCAAGTTATCAGGACTATGTCGAAACCTTCGGCGGGAGGGCGATCCCGGACGAGGCGGAGTTTAACCGCCTCGCCCTCCGGGCCGGGCCGGTATTGGACCGCCTGACCGGCGGCCGTGCGGCGAACTATCGGGATCGGGAAGGGAAGCTTGCGCTGGCCTGCTGTGCGGTGACGGAAAAGCTCTATGAGCAGGAAGAGCGAAAGCGGCATGAGGCCGGAAGAGGAAGCGTCGCTTCGGAGAAGGTCGGGGACTGGCAGGTGCGGTATCGTACCGTCGGCCGGGCGGAGCTGAACGCGGAGCTCGCGGCGCTGGCGGAACTGTACCTGTTCGGAACGGGCCTGCTCTATCGGGGCGTGCCGGCGCTGACGGAATGGTAAATGAGAAATGATAAATGTGAAATGAGAAATGATCAAAGATAAATGGATGCCACATACGGTTTCCCTGATCTGCTTTCATCAAGATACCCCCTTCCTTGTGCTTCTTCGCGGCGTGATGCTCCAGAGCATGAACGGCCGGAGCGTTCAGCGCCGCGGAGATGTGGAAGAGAACGAGGCGACGCTCTATATCCCCCTGTCGGTACGGGCGGAGAACGCGGCGGGAGAGGAGCTGAGTTTCCTGCCGCCGCTGGAATACGCCCGCTGCACGGAGCCGGAGAAGCACTGGACGCTGCAGCCGGAGGGGGAGAGCGCCGGCCGCTGCAGCTTCTTCGTGAAAGGCGAACTCCCGAAAGCCTGTTCTCTCGCCGACGCCAGAGAGAACTATGACTTTGTCTATGTTGTGGCGGGGTGGCAGCTGCACGATTACGGTTCCCCGGTGCTCCGGCACTGGGAAGTCGCATCCAGGGTATCCTCTCACTACTATCAATACGGCAGCTAGCGAACACAGGGAAAGAAAAAAAGACCCCGCCTTTCGGCGGAGTCGGAGTCGTAATCAGTCCTTCTTGCTGTTGCCCGCAAAGCGCATCAGCAGGTCCAGAATCTTCAGGTAGACCCAGATCACGGTGAAGACCAGACCGAAGGCCGCGGACCACTCATACTCCTTGGGATAGCCTTCTTCGACGCAGCGCTGAATCAGGGAAAAATCGCTGATCAGGAACAGCGCGGCGATCACCAGGCCGATCACATCCAGTGTGACGGAGAGGGCGGCGTTCTGCACCAGCGCCTGCGCATAGGGGCGGGTGACGGGAATCAAGAAACCGATGAAGGTGAAGAGGCCGACAGCCAGAGAACCCAGGAACAGAGACAGCATCACGGCGCGATACTTTTTGCCGTCTCTGATGCGGCCGGAGGTATACAGGCGGCTCATCACCGCGACAACCGCGACCGTGAGGAGCAGGGCTTCCAGGCCCAGGTACTCATAACCGGACAGGACGTTGAACACGAGGAAGGAGATCACATAGCCCTGGCCGATGGAGTAGAGCGTGCCGGAAACGGGAATCGTCTTCCGGACGAAAATCCCGATCAGCTCGGCGACAAAGCCGATGAGCAGAACCGCAACCAGAATAACGGCCTCTGTCTTCGTGAGGGTCAGGGTAAACTTGCCATAAACCGCGACCGTCTGCCAGACCGGCTCTCCGGCGAACACGGCCTGCGCCACGATCTGCAGCACGATGCCCGCCAGGGTCATCAGAAGAAAGAAACCGGTCTTGGAAGCAATACCGGAATAGGTGGCGGCATCGTCAGACGCACGTTCCGTCACCCGGCTCAGACGGCTCAGAACCGGATTGGAGTGAAACAGGGTAGGAGAGGGTCTGTTTTCCATGGCCAGTGTGTTCATCTTTCAGTACTCCTTTGCAATCTCGATACGGATGCGGCGCGACGGATGCGGCGCGTCAGAATCCGCGAAGAAGTCAGTTCTCGTAGGTGAGAACGAAAAGGACGTCCGGCTCCCTGCGCTGCGCGGCTTCCAGCGCGGCCTGTGCTTCGGCCTCAGACACGAAAGGTCCGGCAACCTTTTCACCGCCGAATCTGTCCACGTAATAGCGTCTGCCGACGGCACCGCCGGCGACTTCGTTGAGGGTCTCCTGATTCAGGTTCTTCATTTCTTCGTTTGACATTTCTGTTTCCTCCTTTGTTTGGATGTTTCTTCTTCATTTTGTAATGGATCTGCGCTTTGACAGCCTGCCTGTCGCAGCCCTGTTTTTCATTGACGGCGTCATCATAGCACAGGAACGGTCACAGAACAGGCACACGGAAACCGGGGTTCTGAAAACGGCCACGGCATACGGCCGCCGAAACGCCGGCTGTGCGGACGGGCAGGTTTCGCCTTTTTCCGACACCCGTTAGAATACCATAAAGCAGGTGAAATTTCAACAAGGCGAGGATTGAAACACAAAGAACATCCATGCCGCAAAGCCGCACACAAAATGCATGAGTAACATTACTTTGTAACCGTCAGACGCATTAACCGTTCCGCGTGCCCGGAGCTTATTAGGTTATTATGAACATTTCTGACATTCTTACCTGGCTCTCCGCCGCACCCCAGCTTTCCGGCGAGCCCCTTAACTTCAATTACCTCCCGAGTTACTCCGGCTGGTCCCTGACGATCCCGAAAGCCGAGACCCGTATGGACATCCTAGGAAACCGCCGCGAACTCTTGCAGCTGAAGATCACCCGGCGCTATACGATCCAGTCCAACTCCGAACGCCTCGCCGTCGTCGAAGCTTTGGAAGACCTCGCCGCCTGGGCCGAAGAGAATCCACCGGATTTGGAAAGCAGGCTTCCGGATGAGCGCCCGCAGGCGCCATGCAAGCGAGCAACCGTTCGAAGAACGGCTCTCAGCGAGTCGCAATTCACCAGCCGCAACAACTCCGGCATCGAAGACATCTCGATTACAATGAATGTTGAATGTTAAATGGAAAATGTTCAATGACGGTGAGCGCTCCGCGCTCTGTTCTGAATCATGCCCTGCGGGCATACCACAATTTAACATTTATCATTTCCAATTTCACATTCTAAGGAAGGAGGCCACTTATGGCCGATCTGACTTTCAACACTCCCTCGGGTCAGACCATCGCCCGGGAACTTCTCATTGCCTATCTCAACACCGGCACCGTCGCCGCCCCGGTCTGGAGCCCGCTCGGCAAACGTGTGGAGGACAGCTCCACGGAACTGGACTGGGAGAGTGAGATTACCCGCGATATCCTCGGCTCGACCTACGGCACCCTGAAGAAGCCGAAGATTACCCAGACCTTCGAGCCCTGTGACCTGGACGGCGCGGACGCCGCGCAGGTGAAGATCTGGAACCTGGCGGTGAAGGACCAGGACGCCCAGGCCCTGGCGGCCCAGGACATGCTGATCGTCCACTTTTACGCCGGCGAGACGGCCACGCCCTTCGCCGAGCGTTACGCCTCCTGCATGATCGAGGTCACGGGCCTCGGCGGCGAAGGCGGAGGAAACGTGGGCATGCCGATCTCTATCACCTACGGCGGAACCCGGACCACCGGCACCGCATCCAAAAACGCCGAAACCGGCACTGTGACGTTTACAGCGTCGTAAGGCACAGGGGACGGTTCTCTGTGTTCCCCGCAACACACAGAGAACTGCTCCCCTGTGCCAGTGGAAAGGAAATTATTGTGAAATCTCTCAACCTGAACCTCGGCGTGGAGGACTACCTCCTCGCCGGGAAGGTGGCGGTCTCGTTCAACCCCACCGACATGAACTTCCTTGAACGCCTCTCCCACGCCTTTTCCGAGCTGGATGCCCTCCAGGAGGAAGTCCGGCAGAGCCACGAAAAAATCACGGACGACAGGAAAGTGTTCCCCATCGCCCGTGAACTGGACGGCAAGATGCGCGGGATCCTGAATGATCTGTTTGGGAAGGAAATCTGTGAGCCGCTCTTCGGCAGCATGAACCTCTTCGCCTCTTCCGGCGGCCTGCCTGTCTGGGCCAACCTGATGCTTGCCGTCACGGATGAAGTGCAGCGCGCCCTGCAGGGCGAACTCGCCGCCCGCGAGCAGCGGATCGCGAAGTACGTGGAGAAGTACCAGAAGTGATCAGAGGGTCAGCAAAAAACTTGCGGTAAAGCACGGTTGTCGAT